GATCATCTACTGGTGGACGAGCCAGCACAAGGCCGTCAAGTCCATCGTTATGACCCACCTCGGGGAGTCCACGAAGGCCCTGTTCGACATGGCCAAGCGGTATCACGAAAACGTCCCCGAGATCCTCCGTCCCCACACGAAATACTCGTCGCGGCGCGAACTCTCCTTCGACCTGCTCGATAGCTCCTACATGGTTGCTACGGCAGGCGGTGAGGGTGTCGGTCGCGGCGAAACCATTCAGTTGGCCCACCTGTCCGAGGCAGCGTTCTACCCGCCCGCCACGGCCAAGGACAACATCAACGGCCTGATGCAGGCCATCCCGAACAACCCCGGCACGTTCGTGTTCGTCGAGAGCACGGCCAACGGCATCGGCAACCCCTTCCACAACATCTGGACCTCGGCAGTCGAGGGCAAGTCGGACTACGAGGCTGTTTTCATCCCGTGGTTCGTGCAGAAGGAGTACCGCGCCCCGGTGGCCAAGGGATTCTCACGGACCCCCAAGGAAGACGAGCTTGTGAAGCTCTACGGTCTCGACGACGAGCAGCTTATGTTCCGTCGGCACAAGATCGCGATCAACGGCGAAGAGATGTTCATGCAGGAGTATCCCTGTCACGCCGATGAAGCCTTCCTGACCTCGGGCCGTCCGGTCTTCCACACACAACAGATCCACGGACTCCTCCAGGTCGCTCCGGACATCAAGGTCCGCATGGAGTTGATCGGTGACTCCCTCGAGGAAGCGCCACGCGGCGACCTCCTGCTCTACCGCCTCCACGATCCCGGCGAGACGTACTACATCGGTGCGGACGTGGCCATGGGGTACAAGGGCGGGGACTGGTCGGTCGCACAGATCCTCGACTCACAAAAACGACAGGTCGGCACCTACCGCTCCCAGGTACACCCCGACTACTTCGCAACAGTGTTGGACAAGCTCGGCCAGTTCTTCAACACGGCCAAGATAGGCGTGGAAAACAACAACCACGGCATTCTCACAGCAACCCGCTTAGGCAAAGACCTCGCATACCCGAACCTCTACTTCGAGACTCACGTCGACAAGGAGACGGAGGATGAGACGGTCGTCTATGGCTTCCGCACCACCGTCAAGACCAAGCCCCTCATCATCGACAAGCTCCGCGCTGCGTTCCGTGAGAAGGACATCGAGGTCGTCGACAAGGTGACCCTCCGCGAACTCATCACTTACGTGGTGACCGACGAAGGGAAAATGCAGGCGGAACCCGGGTGCTTCGACGATTGCGTCATGTCCCTCGCTATCGCGAATTTCATCCACGAAGGTCGCTTTACTCCCGTTGAGAGTACGGACGACTACTACATCGAAATGATTTAATGGCTAAGGCTTCCAAGAAGTTTAAGCCTGTGTCGGAAGACGAACTCAAGAGCCTCGTCCAGAAGTACGCCACGTCTAGTGTGGAGTACTACTCGTCGAAGCTCTCCGAGGAGCGGAAGAAGGTCATGGAGTACTACCATGGCGAGAAGCCCGCACCGTCCCACGCAGGTAATTCGAAGTACGTCTCGATGGACGTGTTCGATGCTGTGGAGTCCCTCAAGGCTGTGCTCTTGGAGACCTTCAGCGCAGGTAACAAGATCGTTTCGTTCGACCCGCAAACCGACGCTGACGTCGAACCCATGCGGATCGCAACGGAATACGCGGACTATGTGATCCACAGGCAGAACGACAGCTACGGCACGTTCGCCTCGGTGATCCAGGACGGCCTGATGGCCCGCACGGGCATCGTCAAGGTCTTCTGGGACGAGCGGCACGAAGATCAGGAGGAGGAATTCTCCGACATCGACGTGGACGCCCTGGAGATGCTCACGGCCCAAGAGGACGTCGAGGACGTAGAGGCCACGCACGACCCGGAGACGGGCCTGTTCAGTGGCACGCTCACGCGCCGGATCGACAAGTCCCAGGTCCGCTACACTCCCATCGCCCCTGAGGAATTCCTCATCACCTCCACGGCCCCTTCGGTCGCCGAGGCCCACTTCGTGGCCCACCGGACCCGCAAGACGAAGTCCGAGTTGATCGCCATGGGCTACGACAGGGAACTGGTCTACGACATCGGCACGAATGATGACGACGAGTTGTCCATGTCCCCCGAGCGGATCGCCCGCTTCGAAGACATTGGCACTGGAGTGACGAACCTCGAAGAGGACCAGGACCAGGAGCAGACGGAGCACGTTCTCGTCACCGAAGCCTACATGCCAATCGACATGGACGGCTCGGGCGAGGCGAAGCTGTGGAAGATCACGATGGCCGGTTCGGACGTCCTGCTCGACAAGGAGCAAGTCGACCGCAAGCCGTTCATCTGCTTCACGCCGCTCCCACTCCCGCACGCCTTCTACGGTGGCAACTACGCGGCTCGCGTCATCCCGACGCAGAACGCCCGCACGGTGCTCGTCCGCGGCATCCTGGATCACACGGTCATCACCAACAACCCCCGGCTCATGGTGGTCAAGGGTGCCGTGCAGAACCCCAAGGAACTCCTCGAGAACCGTGTGGGTGGCCTGGTCAACGTGTCGCGCCCCGATGGCATCATCCCGCTCCAACAGTCGGGTCTGAATCCCTTCGTATTCCAAACGATTCAGATGCTGGACGAGGACAAGGAGGAGGTCACAGGTGTCTCGAGGTTGTCCCAAGGGTTGAACAAGGACGCGGTATCGAAGCAGAACTCGCAGGCAGCACTGAACGACATGGTTAGCCTGTCGCAGCAGCGCGAGAAGATCATCGCCCGCAACTTCGCGAACCACTTCGTCAAGGAACTGTACCTCGAGGTGTACCGCCTGGTTCTCCTCAACGAGAAGCAGCAGAAGGTGGTCCGCATCGCTGGCAACTTCCAAGCGGTCAACCCGCAAGAGTGGGCCGACGAAGTGACCTGCACCGTCGAACTGAAGCTCGGATACAACGAGCAGCAGCAAGAGGCGATGAAGTTCATGACGATCCACTCGACCCTCGCAGCCGACCCGGGTAACGCACGGCTCTACACCGAAGCGAACCGCTACGCAGTCTTCAAGAGCGCCCTGGAAAAGACAGGGATCAAGCAAATCAACCAGTATCTCACCGACCCGAGCAAGCTCCCGCCGCCGCAGCCTGACCAGTTCAAGGTCCAGGAAATGCAGCTTGAGGAACGCAAGGTCGCTGTTCAGGAAAGTGTTGCTCAGAACTCCGCGAAGAAGGTCGACGACCACGCCCAGATCGAAATGCTCAAGCTCCAACTGGAGAAGATGCAGCTTCAGATGGAGCAGGTCCTCAAGGGTCGCGAGGTCGACGTGAAGCAGTTCGTGGCCGAATCCAACGCCGCGCTGCACACGCAGGAGCTTCACCTCATGGAGAAGGAGATGGCTATCACTCCCCCGCAAACCCAAGCGGTACTTCGGACCTAAATGGACGAGCAAACCCTCATGCTCCAACGCGGCACTGCTGCCGAGGAGCTTCTAGCAAACGAGGCGTTCATCACATGCGTGAACGCTCTCTACAACGAGTATTTCGCGGACATCACCGGCAGTTCCCTCGAGGACACACAGAAGCGCGAGACACGCTTCTTCCAGCTTCGAGCACTGCAGGACATCTCCACCGAACTACGGAGTTGGGTCGCCCACCGCGACTCGCTCCTTTCCCCAACTGAAGAGTAAACCCCCACATGACGACCACCACCCAAACGGGCGTGGCACACGCTGCGCCGTCATTCGAAGAATTCGACGAAGCTGACGCAGCAGACCAATTTCTGTCGCGATGGAGTGAAGAGGACCCTGCCGAGCAGGCATCCGAAGACCCTGAGGACGAAGACCTGGCCGACGAGGAAGATGAACCCGTCGAGCAGGAGGAAGCCGATGAAGGCTCCGAAGAAGCAGATGACACCGATGCGGACCCTCAAGACGAGGACGACGCGGAGGCCGAAGAAGCTGACGAAGGTGGCGAAGAAGAGGAAGCCAAGCCCAAGAAGGGCAAGGTCCTCGACGACGATGCCAAGGTCAAGCTCACGGTCGACGACGAAGAACTCGAGGTATCCGTCAAGGATCTGAAGCGTCTTTATGGCCAGGAAGCGGCACTGACGAAGAAGTCGCAAGCAGTCGCGGAACAGCGCAAGACCGTCGAAGAAGCAAACCAGAAGGCGGCAGCACAGCTTGATCGTCTTCACCAGAAGGCCATGGCCCGATGGGAGCCGTACTCGAAGATCGACATGCTGGTCGCGAGCAAGCAACTGGATGCGGAGTCGTTCGCGGCCCTGCGTGCTGAAGCCACCGCTGCTTACGAGGAAGTTCGTTTCATCACCCAGGAAGTTGACCAGTTCGTCGCACACACGAACGATCAACGTCAGAAGCAAATGAAGGCTGCGGCGGCTGAGTCCGTCAAGTACCTCACCGACAACGTCACCGGCTGGAATCCGAAGACCTACGAGGACGTTCGGCAGTATGCAGTCTCGAAGGGCATGCCCGAGCACATCGTCAACGGTGTGGTCGACAAGTTCGCGCTCGAGATGATGTACAAGGCCATGCAGTTCGACAAGGCCAAGGCAGTCGTGACCAAGAAGGTCAACAAGACGCCTGCCAAGGTCCTGAAGACCACCAAGACCGTGGCCACCTCGGCCAACAAGGTCGACAAGGCCGCAAAGCTCAAGCAGCGCCTGGCGCAGTCGGGATCCACCGACGACGCTGCGGATCTGTTCATGGCTCGCTGGTCGTAATCCCTCTCACAAACACACTCCATCGCTGTACCGCACGAAGCTGTACAGCACACTACTTTTCATTTTAGGAATACACAACATGAGCAACACCGCATTCAAGTCGTTTGATATGGTTGGGGTCAAGGAAGACGTTTCGGACGTGATCTCGAACATCAGCCCGACGAACACCCCGTTCCAGTCGCTGGTGAAGACCGAGTCGGTCCACAACACGCTGTTCCAGTGGCAAGAAGACTCGCTCGCAGCCGTGGGCGCGAACGCTGCCGTTGAAGGTGCAGATGCTTCGGACAGCGTGATGAACCCGACGACGATGCTGTCGAACTACACGCAGATCCTCACGAAGACGATCCGTGTGTCGAACACCGCCGACAAGATCTCGGCCTACGGTCGTGCCAAGGAAACCGCGCTGCAACTCTCGAAGAAGAGCGCAGAACTGAAGCGCGAATTCGAATACGCACTGCTCGGCGTGGCGCAGGATGCAGCGGTCGGTGGCGAAAGCACGGCCCGCAAGTTCGGCAACGTGTTCGGCAAGGGTGCCACGGGTTCGGCCATGATCGACGCGGGCAACGTGATCGACCACACGGCAACCCCGGTGGCCCTGTCGGAAAACGACGTGCTGACGGCGAACCAGAAGCTGTACGAAGGCGGCGGCGAAGCGAAGATCCTGATGATCAAGCCGGGTGACTCGCTGATCGTCGCAGGCTTCACGGCTTCGGCTGGCCGTACGCGTATGTTCGACGGCTCGGCAGACCGCAAGGTCGTGAACGTGGTCGACCTCTACGTCTCGCCGTTCGGTGAGCAGAAGGTCGTGCTGAACCGCTTCATGAAGGCCGACTCGGCGCTCCTGTTCGCTCCGGAGTACTGGAAGATCGCTGTGCTGCGCCCGTGGACGCGTATCCCGCTGGCAGTGACCGGCGATGCGAACCGCACGCAACTCATCGGCGAGTTCTCGCTGAAGCACGTCAACCAGAAGGCCTCGGCTGCAATCAAGGGCCTGACGGGTTCGAACGCAACCATCGGCCAGTAATGGCCCCCTAAGGGACCAGTAACCGCATGTGCTGCGCTCTGCTGATCCCTTAGTTCCCTTCCGGTCCCCCGTTCGCGCTTCGCCACTCGGCAAGCCTCGGGGACCCCCAAATTCCTTTATGCCCTGCTGCGTCCACTCTCGCGCAGTGGGGCCTTTTTATTCCCATGCTGAAACTCGACAACGGCGTCAACGTGTCGGTCACGTCCCACACGGACGGCCACATCATCGAGACGCATCAAAACATCCCCGACCGCTTCCTCAAGGATCTCGAGGAGAAACGCCTCACATCGCACAACGTCCGCGAGCGTGAGTACATGCACGTCGCCTCCATCCCTGTCTGCCTCGTCGACAAGTGGATGCGTGAAGGCTACGACGTCTACCAGGAACCCATCCGCAAATCCGTCGCGAAGCTCAAGCACGAAAACCTCGAGTACTTCCTCGCGACCGCCAAAGAAATCTAAGACCCCTAAATGAACCTCGCCAACATCCGTAAGAAGTTCCTCGCCATTCTGAACCGCAACGACTGTGACACGGATTTGGCGAACGACTTCATCCACATGGCCCAGACGCGTCTTGAGCGCACGCTCCGCGTCCCAGGCATGGAAAAGATGAGTCTGACCACGGGCCAGGACCCCACGGTCCCCACGGACGCCATCGTGATCCCGTCGGACTTCCTGAGTCTCAAGTACCTGTACTCGGGGAGCGTCCTCATGGTCAACAAGGACCTGGGGCACTTCCTCGGGATCCCCATGGCCCCCGCACAGGAGTCGCGGTACTACAGCCGGGTAGGGGCCTCCTACCTGATCAAGCCCACGCTGCCCGAGGGGCGGACCATCACCATGGTCTATTACGCCTCGCAGCCGCAGCTACTGGTCGACACGGACGAGAACTTCTTCTCGACGGTCGCGGCTGACCTTCTGATCTACGGTGCTCTGGGCTACGCAGGCGACTACTACGTCGATGACCGCGTACCTGCCTTCGAGAACCGCTTCACCCAACTCTACAACGACCTGGACGAGCAGGGCCGCATGACTGACATGGAACAGTCGGCACAGGCCATGTCCCCGGCATATAACACGGAGTACTGATGACCAGTCTTTTCCAAGGCTCCGGTACGACCGAGCCGAGCAACCCTTCGGGCTTCTTCAACGGCACCTCGACGCCCCCGGAAGCCTCGACGACCGACAGGCTGATCTCGACGCTCACCGACGAGGTCTCCCAGGCCACCACGGCCTCCTCGGTCGCCACGGATGCAGCCGCAGCCGCCTCGGCCTCCGCAGCGAACGCGAAGATCTCCGAGACCAACGTCTCGAGCTTGGCAGGGCAGGCGAACACCACCCTGGCCTCGGCCAACACCACGCTTCAGCAGGCCAAGGACACGCTGTCGACGGCAACCACTGCCGCCACCACGGCCACGACCCAGGCCACAGCATCGTCTGTAAGCGCCTCTGCGGCCCTGACGAGCCAGAACGCTGCCAAGGCATCCCAGGACGCCGCGAAGGCCTCCCAGGACGCTGCAGCAGCCTCCCAAGTGGCATCCAAGGGATCCCAGGACGCCGCAAAGGCTTCCGAGCAGGCGAGCGCCGCTTCCCAGGTGGCCGCAAAGGGTTCCCAGGACGCAGCGAAGGTCTCCGAGACGAACAGCGCGGGTAGTGCAGCCGCAGCCCTCGCGAGCCAGAACGCAGCTCACACCAGCGAACTGAACGCTGCCTCGTCGGCCTCATCTGCGTCTACCAATGCCGCTTCGGCTACAGCTTCCCAAGCGGATGCCCTGGCATCGAAGAACGACGCTGCTGCCTCTGCTGCTGCTGCCGCCACTTCCGCCTCCATCATCGACCCGAACACCTACGTTAAGAAGGTTGGCGGGGATGTGTCCGGCGAGATCATCAGCACGTACGCGAACAACTACCGGATCGTCCAAGGAAACTACGGGGTTTTCTGGAGGAGTGATAGCTCCAACTTATACCTCATGCAGACAGCCTCGGGGGACCAGAGAGGTACGTGGAACGGTAAGCGCCCTTTCATGTTCAACTTCACAGACGGCAGCGTCACCTTGTGTGGAGATGGGTCTAACGTGGTCATCGGAGGTCCTGTTCGTGTAGGCGCAGGAAGCCCAAGCACTATCGGGCAGGTCATGCTGTCCGCAGGGTCCAACTCGTTCAACCCTGTAATCCGGGGAAACTCAGCCAACGCCACGGTTGAGGTGGTCAACAGCGCAAACACTGCGGTGAACCTTACCATCGCTGATAACGGTGTTGTCACTTCGCGTGGTGAGTTGTATGCAGGCGGTAACGTCCACTCAGTTGGGGGCTACTCCATCACTGGTAGTGAGGCTGCTGGCTTCTCCTCGTGTCGTTTTCGGTATGACGGCCTCATTCAGTTCTCTGCGAGCGGCGGCGCCTACGGCCCTCTTTATACCCTCTGGCACACAGGGAACCTCCCGAGTCCCGCACAGACCACTGGAGCTACCTTCACAGGCCAGGTGGGGGTCTACAACACCCGTATCCTCTTCACCGCCAGTAACGGGTACAACACATCTCTCGCTGCTGACCCGAGCAACTTCCTCGGGGTCGTTAATCAAGCGCAGAACCAGTACAACGCGCAGTTCTATGACAACGGCATCGTCAGCTTCCCTCGGGCACGCCCGAACTGGGCCGGTGGTCTCACGCCTTGGGACACTGGGAACCTCGTCCCTGACACCCTGAAGCAGTGGGGCTTCGTCTCCGCTGATGCGAACTCGCCGTACATGATGCGCTCCTCGGATAACACCCTGGTCCGCATGGTGAACCAACGCCTTGGGTCGAATAACGTCAACCAGCCCACGCGCTCCAACGGCTACATCGAGTGGATCACGGACATCGGCGCGGTAGGCTGCAACTACTTCACGTCCGATGAGTTCTACAAAGAGAACATCGTCCCCAACGCGAAGACGTACGCGCAGCAGGTCGCAGCCATTAAGTTCGTCTCGTTCGACTTCAAACAGAATGATCTCGAGACGAACGCCGGTCGCCACTGGGACCTCGGTGTCATCGCGCAGCAGGTTGAAAGCGATGTGAGCGATGAGTACATCGACTACCTCTCGGACGGGACTCTCTCCCTCAACACCAACAAGCTCCTCCTCCTTGCCCTGAAGACCATTCAGGAACTGCAGGGGCGGGTGGATGCGCTCGAGGCCGCGAAGGCCCCAACCTAAGGAAAATTCAATATGACGTGGTGCGACGAAGCACTGAAACTTATTAAGGAGTTCGAAGGATGCCGTCTCAAGGCATACCCCGACCCTGCGACCGGTGCCGCACCATGGACCGTTGGATACGGCGCAACTGGCCCGAAGATCGGCCCTGCGACCGTATGGACCCAGGTGCAGGCTGACCAGGACCTCCTGGATCGTGTGGTGGCCCTCGGGACCCACTTGGACCGCGTGGTCTCCTTCAAGATGACCGATGAAGAGAAGGCGGCGCTTTGTTCCCTGATGTACAACATCGGGATGGGCAACTTCGACCACTCCACGCTCTTGGCACTCCTGAACAAGGGGGACCTCGAGGGCGCGGCCAAGGAATTCCCGAAGTGGAACAAGGCGGCAGGTAAGGTCCTCGCGGGCCTGGTCACGCGCCGCTCGGGCGAGATGGCTGAGTTCCTGCTTGGCTGCGACTTCACACAAAAAAAGGAGGCAGCATGAGTTGGACAGCTATCGCGGGTGTGGTGACGAACCTCGCCCCGACCATCGCGAGCGTCATCGGTGGCCCCTTGGCGGGCACTGCGGTCACGGCCCTGGAGAAGGTCTTCGGGATCACCCCGGGCACCAACGACCCCGTGGAGCAGCGTCAGGGCGTAGTGGCCCAGGCCATCGCTGAGGCAACCCCGGAGCAACTGGCGAACATCCGCAAGGCCGACCAGGACTTCCAGGTGGCCATGGCGTCCCTGGGGTTCAAGGACACCGAGGCGCTCGCTGCGCTCAAGGTCCAGGACGTCGAAGGGGCACGCACCATGCAGACCTCGACACGCTCCTGGGTCCCCCCGGTCCTCACCATGGTCATCACGCTCGGGTTCTTCAGCCTGGTTGCGGCGCTGATCTTCTGCAACATCCCCGAGTCGAACAAGGCGATCTTCTACAGCCTGGTCGGCTCCCTCGGGACCGCATGGGCCGCAAGCATTCACTTCTGGTTCGGGGACACGACCTCGAGCGCAGACAAGACGGCGATCATCGCCAAAGCACAACCGGTGGAATGAGAGATGGACGAAACAATTGACAACCGCGTAGCCCGCCTGGAGTTCCGCATGGACGCCCAAGACGAGAAGATCGAGGACATTGAGGACGCACAGGAGACCTTCGGGGAATCCCTGACGGCCATCAAGGACACCTTGCTGCAGATCAAATGGGCGCTGTACGGCGGTGGCCTGATGTTCGCTGTGAACGTCCTGGGCCTCAAGGAAGTGGTGACGAAGCTCGTCCTCCACTGATAGGCGACTTGACGTAATAGAAGTTATCGAACTAAAAAAGACCCCCTCGGGAACCCATTACGGGAACCTTGAGGGGGTCTTTTTGCGGCTTAGTTGTTGACGAGTGTTGCTCCGCAGGTAGTCGCGCAGAGCTTCAGGGACGAGTTGCACTGGAGCTTCTGGATCCCTGGGGTCAGCGGATTAGACGACAGGCACTCGTTGTAGGCGTCCGAGCAGTGCATGGAGCACGACCGGTCAGCGTAGCGCCAGTCGAAGTCAGGGGTGCTGCAGCCTGCCAAGGTGGCGAAGGCTAAAAGTGTGAGGATTGCTTTCATGCTCTCTCAGGGTGTTGGTTTTGTAACGCTAGGATTCGATTTAGCGTTACTCCTACCGAACGCTAGGCTGTGGATAACCCGCATGTGGATAACTCCGTAGCGTTACAGAATACTCACATGGCCCCAATCTAGCGACCGGCAGGAGTAACGCTAAAAGCCGTAGCGAACGGTATGAGTAACGAAACAATACTTTTAATACTTATGTTAACAATATGCGCGGAGTCGACCCCGGGAGATGTGGCAGGAAACTGTCGTCCTGACTCGGGACATCGGAGACCGCAACCTTGGTCCGCAACACGCCCGCCTCGGGATCCCAGACAAACCCGTCTCCAGGGATGATCTCGCAGTCCACGAAGGCCTCCGCGTTCGTCTGGTCGCCCTGGATCGCCTCGGCAACCCCCTCGACCACCTTGCGGAACTTCGCGGGCACGTAGTCGATCACCACGGTGCAGAGCACGCGGGACCCCATGCGGACGTCCATGCGCTCCCTGGCCACGTAGGTGCTGCTGCGCTTCCCCTTACCTACGGCAATTACCCGGAGCATCTTGAATGTCTCGAGGGTTTTCAGGGACGCGGTCACGGTCGTCTGGGACATCCCGGTCATCTCCGCGAGCCTGCGCTGCCCCGGCCAGCTTTCCCCGGTCTCGAAGTCCGCATGGGCCTTGATGGCCTGCCACACGCCGAAGGCGCTCATCCCGATCTGCGCTGCCAGACCCGAGGCGAACAGATCCCGCTGCATGGTCTGGTAGGTCGTGTCGATCTTCGCCTGGGCCATCACCAGGCCCCCGCAAGGCCACCAAGGACCTCCAGCTCCTCCGCGATCCACTCGACGTGGGTCTCGGCCAGCGTGGCGTAGCCCACTGCCATCTCGAGGCGGTAGCGGCGGATCTCCTCCAGCAGGTTCTCCCGGGTCATCTCGATCAACTCCCGGTCGGCCAGAAGCCCTTCGTGCTCCCAATGTGCCGTCCCCATCACACCCTCCCCTTGTTGATCCGTGCGACCCGACGGTCGACCTCAGGCCCCAGGCACTCGACGATGATCTCGGTCATGGTCACTCCCTGAAGGCCGGCGAGGATCTTGAGGCGTCGATGGAGGTCCGTGGGGATCCTCAGGTTCATCGGCTTCGTGTCGCCCTTTCGCGGGACAATCTCGTCGATGACGTCAAAGTAGTTCTGCACTACCCCGTGCGGCTTGTCTACAGCGCCGCCAGCGGCCTCCTGAGGGATCGCCAGGGGGGTAGTAGCCTCAGAGCCTCGCACGGCCTCCTCGCGCATCCTGGAGACCGCGGAGTCGTCAGCGCTCCTCGGGGGCAGCGCGGGGCCTTTGATGTTCGGGCGATCATGCTTCTCAGCCATTGAAAATCTCCTCGTAGAGCGCGGTGAGTTCCTCGACAGCCCGGGGATCCTTCCGCTTCAGTTCGGTCACCGCCCTGCCCGTCTTCGACGAGTCCCGGAAGGCCTGGCGGTTGATGATGGGCTTCGAGACGCGCTTGAAGTAGCCCGCGAGGCCGTCCAGCATCTCCTGAGAGTCCTTGAGGTCGTTCTTCGCGCCCGACGGCACGTTGTTCAGGACCGCAAGGAGTCGGGTCTGCGGGCGGTCGACCTTCAGCCGGTCAGCGATCACCAGCATCGGCTCGAGGCCCGAGGTATCGAACTGGCCGATCCCCACAGGGATGACGATCACGTCCGCTGCCATGCAGGCGTCGACCATCTCCACCCCTCGGCCCGCAGGGACGTCCACGATCACGACCTCGTACGCTTCCCGATGTGCGACCAGGTCCGCGTACACCTTACCGTGACCCATGGACAGACTGACGTGCGGCAAGTCCTCCTCAGCGCGGCGCGTCGTTCCCCAGGCGTAGCTGTAACGCCCCTTTTGTCCGTCGATGTCCGTGTCCATGAGCAGGACGCGGTGTCCGCGCGAGGCGATCAAGCCTGCGAGGTTGGTCGACAGGGTGCTCTTCCCAACTCCACCCTTCTCCGTTGCTACGGCGATCAGCATGTGGCCTCCTTTGTTGGTGTTCGCGTATCTTAGATCGCGTCTCCGTCCGTGTAAAGACACGCATCTTTACATCTTTACAGACGCTCAAAAAGCAACCCCGACGTATCGGGGCAGTGGAGCAGGGCTATGTCAAGGGTTCTGGTGATGTCCAAAGTTCCTTGCGGTAACCCTACTCTCAATCACTTGAGGAAGCTGAACTTCTCGATGGTCTCGTCAGCGTATAAGTTTGCTGCCTTGTCCAAGAACACCTGCATCGACTTCATCCCACCCACGTTCTCAACGATCCACTTCACCTTGAGGTACAACTCCGGCTCCATCTTGAAGTTGTACCCCATGCGCGGCTGCGCTTGGATGATGTCTGGGTTCTCCCAGGGGAAGCGGGCCGACTTCGTCGCTTCCTCCCGGGCCAGGGTCTGCAGTCGTGCGATCTCTGCCTGCGCTGCCTTGAGTTGTTCTTCGACGCTCACCGCTGCTGCCTTGTCTGCCGGTGCTGCTGCCTTGCCCGCCACATTCTTGGTTGCTGCTGCGTTCATCTTGCTCACCCTTGTTTGGTCTGTTGTAGGAGTACTTGTACTGTACAGCCCTGTTCAACTCCTGGCAACACTTACAGCATCTTCTAGTGTGGTACATCTAACACACTGACCAAAATCTTCCCAGGCATGTGCCCAGGTGGTATAGGAGCACTCGATCTTCCCGTTGACCAGTACGTGGAAGTTGAAGCTCTCGGGTTCTTCTGCAGCGGCCTCGGAGACCAAGGACACCACGGTATCATCAGACAAAAAGGAGGAGATCAGTTGCATGTTATTAGCTGGTCAAGGGTCGTTACAAGTTGTTTCAAACAGCACAACGAAAGTGAATGTAACACTTTTGTAGTACCCATGTGGAGAATTATCAACGGGTAAACCCCACGTTGCTAAACAGCAACCGTAAGATTTACCAGCGAGTTTTGTAAGATGATTCGCAGCGCTTACCGGACAGCCGCGAGCAGATCATCGTCCGAGATGTGGGCGTACCGCATCGTCGTCTGGATCTTGCGGTGCCCGAGGAGCTTCTGGACGACCGCGATGTTGCCAGTTTTCGACAGGGTCCGCGTGGCGGCCGTGTGGCGAAGGGCGTGGAGAACGAAGTCATCGTCGTGCTCGAGACCCATCTCGGCCTTCAGACGCGTCCAGACGGTGCGCAGCTTGCGCTCGTCCAGGCTGAAGGGCAGGCCCTGGGCAATCGCCTCCTGGGCACGGACGCTCAAGGGCACCGAGCGCGGCTTCTTCGTCTTGTTGACCCACAGGCGCACCCAAGGTCCGTCGACGTTCTTCGCCTCGAGGTTCAGGATCTCCGAGCGGCGCATGCCGGTGTCGATGGAGACCTCCATGAAACGGGCGACCTCGACCTCGCCCCACGCGGCCAGGAGGGCGAACATCTTTTCTTCCTCGGCCTCTGTCAACCAACGGGTGCGTCCTTCCGTTTCTTCCTTCCATTCGAACTTCGGCAGCTTCTGGAGCCACTCGCGCTCGAAGCCGTACTTGAGGACCGTGTGGATGTTGGCCAGCTTGCGGTTGACCGTGGCGTCCGCGATGGTCCCTTGGACCTCCAGGATGAAGTCGTCGATGGTCGTCGTCTTGACGTCCTCGAGGGCCAGGTTGCCGACCACCTTGATGAACTGCTCGACGTTGCGGTACGCGGTCAACTCGTACGCCTTGCCGCGCCACAGGGCCTTGGCGGCGATCCGAAGGAGTTCGTGGAGATTCGTCGGGGCCTTGGTCTTAGCTGCAGTCTTCATGGTGGTCTCCGCTGGTTGGTATCGGGTCAGGTGCTAATGTACCCGGTTGTACAACACAACGCAACCCCCGAATGTACGTTTGCTAACAAAAAAAAACCTCCCCGAAGGGAGGCGAAGGTACAGCGAGGAGATTACTTGCGCAGCGGCAGGCACTGCATCTGCATGGCGTGGCTGTCCGACTGGCGGGCGATGTAGCAGATGTTCCCGTTCTTCAGATCCACGACCGTGTCGAGCGTGTCGCTCCAGGTCAGTTTGTGGGTCGGGAGTTCATGCTTCTCGACGTCGATCAGGTTCTCTGCGGCCTCGGAGGTCCCGCAGGCCAGCAGCGCCACGAAGGCGGCGATGAGGAGGAAAGGCATCAGGCAATGCTCCTGCGGACTTCATCCGCGATGACTGCGCTGATCTGGTGCGCCAGGGAGTTGACGATGTGCTGACGGAGGCCCTCGGGATCCCGCTCGCCCAGGTACGCCGGTACGCGGACGTTGGCGTCCAGGATCGTCCCGTTGATCATGACCTCGAGGCGGTAGGTGTCCTCGCCACGCCAGCCGTAGCGGTCGTCGACCTTCTCCCACTTGCGGATCGGGATCCGGACACCCGGCTTGTGGTAACTGTGCTCGCGGATCATTCGTACACCGCTGCGCCGACGCCATAGTCCACCACGTCATACCCGTAGCCCACGTCGAAGAACGCCGTGTCCACGTACCAGAAGCCGAAGGGGTTCCAGAACCAGACGCCCGAGCCGAGGATCACGATCAGGAGGATCAGCAGGAACGTGTACAGGATCACCGAGCCATAGCCTGAGTGGACCACGGCCACCGGTTGCGAGTAGGCAGGGGCGACCGCAGCGTCAGCCACGTAGGGCATCACGGGCGGGGCCACGTAGATCGGGTGCGGGGCGATGATGACCGGGGGCCGAGCGACGATCACGGGACGCGGGGTGAAGATGGGCACCACGGGCCGCACGTAGACCGGGCGGGGCGCGATGTAGACCGGACGCGGGGCCACGTAGACTCGCATGGGGGCCGCACGGAAGCTCGACACGTAGGCCGCGTGGGCCTGGTTCGCGAAGCCCAGAGCAGCCAGGGTGCCCAGGATCGTGAGGCCCAGGAGGATGCCTACAGCCAGGCTGCGGGCGTATTGACGGAGCAGGTTCATGTCAGTTGTTCTCGATGGTTTCGGTTTTGGTTACGTGGGTCTTGCCGTGGCTCTCGGTCCAGGAGGATTCCGTGGTTGTGCGGGAGTCAGGGCAGCGGGTGAAGTAGTGGTAGCGCCCCTCGGAGAGGAACGCGTAGACCTTGCAGCCGTCCGCTTCACGGATGACGTGCGGCTTGCGGTTGGCAGCATCCTGCGCAGCCTCAGCGGCCCGAGCGGCGATGGTCGACGGGCGGTTGTTGTCCCACTGGATGCAGCCGTGGATCCCGAAGGCCACCAGGGCCACCAGGGCGATCCACTTCAGGATCTCGAGAACATCCTCGAAGTACATCAGAAGCTCCTTGTGTTGAGTTTGGTCACCCAGAAGCCGTCGGCGTTCGTCGCCATGCCCTGGGCCATCATTTGCATCGGTGTGAGGCAGCGGCGGGGGTTCTCTTCGTTCCCGAAGTCCCCACGGCGATGCTTCTCGAAAGCCACGGTCGAGTTGAAGTACTCGCCGCAGCACGGGCACTGGTTGCGGTCGCCGGTGAGTTTCATTTGCGGCTCCCGTAGCACTCGCGGGCGCAGACCGGGCAGGCATAGGTCGCGTAGCTCCCAGCCTCGCGCTGGTCGTTCCGCACACTTACTTCCTTCTGGAGGCATTCGAATACCGTGCCGCAGGTGCAGTCGAATTCCCACTCGCGTTCGTCGGGAATGGTCCCGCGCTTGATGATCTTCATGCGTCCCCCAGATAAAGAGTCCCAGGGACAACCTCGGTGCCCATGATGTACTCGACGTTCCCCTCGTAAGGGTGCAGGTTCATGTCGCGCCACTCGGTCCCGTTGTAGTAGCTACCGGAGTATTGGCACGCCACGGTCACCTCGGTGTCCTCGGGGAGGGTCTTCAGGTATTCCTGGAGTTCCTTGACGGTTGTCATTTGCGTCCCTCCGCTTCATCTGCAGCCTTCAGGAGTGCTGCCGCGACAAGTCGCATGAAAGACCCGGGTAGGTCCAGGCGAAGAGCGCCGAAATAGGCCTCATGCTGCGGCTCTACGTGCAGCATCACATTTCCAGGGAAGTCTCCGGACGGGCTGATGGTTATCGCTTCGCCACAGTCGTTGTCGTACACCCTGCGCACGATCTCAGTCTCGTATGTCATTCGACGATCTCCAGGCGCACCTTGGCCACCTTCCACATCGTTCCGTTACCAGCACGGGCCTTGGCCTTCGCTTCGCTGCGGTACAGGTGCGGGGCCGACGAGGTGCCCGAGGGGCCACCCATGAAGGTTCCAAGGGCTGCCTCGTAGCGCGAGTAAGGCCCGCTCGGGACCGTGGTCTTGACCAGCGCCCAATAGAACTCTTGGTTCTCGAGCTTCATTGCGTGAGTTCCTTGAAGAACAGGTCGAAGAAGTCCGCAGGGACCCACGACTCATGGTTGTTGTACGAAGGGATCACGACCTTGTATCCCGGGACGTTGTTGCGAGCCTCGGGGGTCGCTTGGCAGAAGTAGCCGCCGTAGAACATCTTCACAGCGTGCCCTCCGCGGAGCCAAGGCTCTCGATGGCCGCGAGGAGTTCCGGGAGCACCTCGTCGATGTCCTTGTCCAGGAGACCGCCAGCGGCTGCATCGGTGATCTCTTCGTTGAATGCGGTCACTGCGGCCACTTCGGCCTCGGTCGGCGCACGGCGCTTCTCTTCGACGGTCTTCATCAGGGCCGTCAGGACGATGGCCTTCAACATGATCTTGGTGGTGTTCATTGCTCTCTCGCTGTTTGTTTGGTGTAGAAGATGTGGCCCTGGACGGATGCGCCCGAGGGTTCGAACGCGGCGACTTCGCGCTTCGCGTCCTTCAGTTGTGCTTTCAGGGTGGTGATCTGGGCCTCGAGGACCGCGACCTTGTCGTAGGCGTCTTGGGCCTTTACCCAGGTGCCCTCACGGTCTTCGGACATGATCCGGGACCCCGTGGCGTCGAACCGGCGGAAGACGGTGCTCACTTGCCCTCCAGGATGTAGCAGCGCTCGGGGTACCGGATGGGGACCTTGGAGGCCCCTTGGTACAGATTGCCGTTACGGATGGTCGCCACGCATTCCTGCAGCAGCGCCGAACGGCCCGAGGTGTATGCCTTGATGAACTTGCAGCCCTCGGTGAACTCGACTCCGTTCATGTCTTTCACAGCTTCTCCGGATACAGCTTGTTCAGGTGCTCGATGGTCGCCTCGACCTCCTTGAAGGCCTCCTCGGTCGCCGTGCGGTACTCGCGGCGCTCTTGGAACTGCGAGTCCTGGCCTGCGATGGTCGGCCGGTTGTCGATCAGCATCCCCGTGGCCTCAGCGGTCAGCAGGATGTTCGTGCAGGCCCGGATCGCGCCCAGGTGATGCACGAGTTCCTTGCGGTCCACGCGTTCCCCGGAGACCCACTGGCCGAGGTGGCGCAGGATCGCGCCCACGTACGTCATGGCCTCGACCTCGGTGGCCAGGTAGTTGTTCTCGCCGTACTTGCGCTTGCCCCCATGGAGCGCCGCTGCTTCGTGCAGTTGGGCGATCATGTGGATCAGGTGCAGGGGCGGCTTCTTGTCCCCGTAGAGTTGCTTGGGGTTCGTGGGGGGCTTGCCCGGATTCGGGTCGTATGCGATAGGTGGCGTAGGGACTTGTCCGTTGATCGGGACGCGGCCCGGCCGGGGGTCGTGCGATGGGTGACCCAGTGGTCGCTTCGACAGATCGTCCAGACGCGCCTCCATTTCCTTCATGGACAGCGGGACTGCGGGTCCCCATACGTCCGATTGGTAGCTCAAGGAGTCCAAAGTTTCACCTCGTTGTTTTCGAAGTCCCAGTCCTCAGCGCGGAGGATGCGGGCCATTCGTGCGTTCATGATTGCGTCCTCCTCAGTGAGTCCAGCCTTGAGGTACGCGTCGACCACGGTCTTCCAAACTGCACCGTGCTTGTCCAGGAGCTTCTCGGCAGTCTTGGGGCCGATACCCGGGCAACCGCCGTACCCATCCGTCGCATCGCCCATAAGGGACTGCAGGAGGAACTGTCGATTGCCGTCCTTCTCGTTCGATTCGACCCATTTGCCTTCGAGTTTCTGGTTGAGGTGGAACATGCGGCCAGGGATCGTCAAGAGATCCTTGTCCATGGTTGCGGGGAAGGCCTTGCCAGCGAACTTCGTCGCCAGGATGCCCATGCAGTCGTCGGCCTCGAGCTGGTCCTTCTCGAAGAACGGGTAGGTTTCCTTGGCCCAGTCCTTGAGTGCCCCATAGCCGACCGGCTTCGGGCCGCGCTTCGACTTGTAGAGCGGGTTCAGCGCCTTGCGGTAGTTGTTGCGCCCGGTGAAGCAGAGCTTGAATTCGGAGATGCCCGCCTGGTCGATGACCTTGTCGAGCCACTCCTGGAAGCGCCGCTTGCCCTTGGCGAAGTCGAAGTAGAAGGACCAGGTGTCCTCGTCCCACTCGATCTCCTCCTGGGCACTGGCGCACGACGAGAAGCATGTGATGTCGGCGTCGATCAGGAGCATCAGACGATCTCCACGCTCTTCGTGACCTTCACGCGGTAGTCGGCAACCATCACCGTCTCCCAGATGGAGAACGTCTCGCCGTCCTTGCCATGCAGGATCGCTGCCTGTTCGGCTGCGGCCACGCTCGGGTACTCCGTGGTGCCGATCTTGTTGTCCACGCAGATGCGATAGGTCACCGGGCGTGCCTCGGGTTCCTGCTCGACCGCTTGGACTTCCTGGGCTTCTTCGATCTCTTCAGGGGCGTACTGCAGTTCGTGCGGCGCGAAGACGCCGAGGATTCCCTCGGCACCAGCACAGGTGAGGTCACCGTCTTCCCACACCTGGTCCACGGTCAGCGTGCCGTCAAAGGTGCGTCCATTGCCTTGGTATTCCGGGGCAATCACGCGGTCACCCACGCGGAACCCATCCGCCTCGAGTTCCGCCGGGTAGAAGTCACCCAGGGCACCATTCGGAGCCTCTACGCCCACGCGGCCATCATGGGTGTAGCCGTCGGTGTCGACCACCAGGCGGTCATGGAATGCGCTCGGGTGCGTGCCCTTGACTTCGGCCTTCAGGCGCAGCTTGTCGCCGATTTTGAATTGCTTTGCGTTCATTTTCTCTCTCGCTTTTTGGGGTTCTGCCGACTCTTGGACTCGGCGTTGAGGACCTCGAGGCCCTTGGTCGTGAGGTGCCACCGGTTGGTGAACTCTCCCCACTCGACCATCGTTGAAATGAAGCCAAGGCTTGCGGCCATGGCGATGTCGATGGCGGACGCCCGGGCGAAGTTGCCCTTGACGTACACCGGTGCGTTGCGACACTCCCGAAGGACGTGCATAAGATCTGTCTGCCCCATCAGTGGCACTCCGCCCAGTCCTTGCCGATCTTGAATTCGGCACCGACAGGACACCTAAATTTAAAGAACTCGCCAGCACGCGCTGCGCACTCGACGACCATCTCTCCGAACTGCTGCTCGAGGCCCTCGCGGACTGCGAACTGCATTTCATCGTGGATGAAGCCCATGAGGGTCCAGTCACCGTCCCACCCGTAGCGCAAGCCACGGCGTTCGGCTTCCTCGAAGACCTCGATGACCCACCGCTTCGCGATAGCAGCACCAGCGCCCTGCAGGAGGGTGTTGAGCGCAGCGTGTGCGGAGCGGATCGTCAGGCGTCGACCGTCCAGGCCCAAGATGTAGCCTTCGGTCTTCGCCTTCTTTTCCACAGCGTCCTTGAGTTTCCCGAGGGCCGGGAGGGACTTCAGGAACTGCTCCTTCAGGCGCTTACCAGCCGCACGCCCCTTGCCGATGATGGAGCCGATCTTCTCGTCGCCAGCACCATATAGGAATGCGTAAATAAACGTCTTCGCGTTGTCGCGGGTCGGCAGTCCTGCAGCGTTCTGGTTCTCGGTGTGGATGTCGCCTTCGAGAATGATCTTCCCGTAGGCCCCACCGTCCCACCGGGCCATGAAGTGCGCCAGGCAGCGTAGTTCGATACCGGACAAGTCCGCACCGAGTTGCTTGAAGCCCTTGCGCACCGTGAACAATGCGCGGCACTCCTTACCATGCAGTGCGCGAATCGACGGCACCTGGGCCACGTTGGGGGCCGCGTGGGTGCAGCGTCCGGTCACCGCGCCGTTCGTGTTGATCGACCCGTGGATGTGCCCGTTGCGCTCGAGCTTGAGCCACGCCTGGTCGCCTTCAGCGATCTGGCCGACACGCTTCTCGAGCAGGAAGTAAGCCGCCAGGATCTGAGCTTCCTCGTAGGGGAGCTTCTTCAGGATGTCTTCGTCGACCTTGGCCTTGCCGCCCTCGGTGAACTCCTTCGGCTCCCAACCGTACTTGGCCTTCAGGCGTTGGGCGATCTGGTCCCGGCTCGCGGGGTTGAATTCGATCACCTTGTCCTGCAGGCGCTTGCCGGTCTTCTCCGACCATCTCTCGATGACCAGGGGAGGGAAGGTCGCCATCATGCGAGCACGAATGGTGTCGCGCTCCTGGGCCAGCTTCGCGTACAGAGCAACAGCGTGCTCCACGTTGAACGGCCAGCCCGATCGCTCCATCATGCTGCAGTAGTGGCGGGCCTTGTGCTCCAGTTCGATGGCAAGGTCCGAGTACTCCAGCTTCGTGAGGTGGTCGTACAGGGCCTCAGTGACCTCGACGTCCAGGTCGCAGTAGTCGCCCATCTCCGGGGAGTACGCGGCCCACTCGAGGCCCTCGGGGTAGTTCTGCTTGCCCCATGCCGCGATCCACTGTGCCTCGGCGTCCATATCGAACGCGGCCCGTTTCTTGGGGGTCAGCGAGTCGGTGTGTTCGGCCAGATGTGGACCGACGTTGTCGCGAATCCACGCGGTCTTGAAGTCCGTCGAGTACTCGCCCTTCTGCAGCCCGAGGCGGTAGCCCCAGGCTTCGAGCTTGTGCGAACCGATCAGCTTCCCGGGCAGCTTGCCCGCCTTGATGTAGCCGCCATCGCGGTTGAACATGTCGCTGAAGAACAGCCGCGAGAGCACCAGGGTGTCCACGACGTTCGCCAGCGGGACCGTGAACCAGGGGTACAGCTTCTGGATGACGGGGATGTCGAAAGGGATGATGTTGTGACCGACCAGCTTGCCCGCCTCTCCGAGCTTCATGAGGAGGCGGACACCTTCTTCCATGTCAACTGCGGTGAACCTGCGCACACGTCCGTTGGCGGGGTTCTTGATCGAGAGGCAGTGAATCTTCGTGACATTGGCCAGGAAGCCATCGGTCTCGATGTCGAAAAACGTGATGCGCATGGTACTCCTAAGTATTCAGGTTAAAGGTTTAGCTCCGCAGAACGCGGGTTCGGAAGACCTTCCCGAGGTGCGGGTGGTCGACCATGAACTTGCGAGCGTAGTAAGCCGCGTAGTTCTGGTTCAGCTTGTACGGCTCGTCGTCCTCGGTCTTCGTCGCGAGCATGCTCTCCCACCGAATGCGATGCAGGATCATGTCAGCAGGGACCACCGGATACCCGGCGTCCTGCGCCTGCTGCGTGAACTTGCAGAAGAGGCCGTAGACCTCGGGGTTGTGTGCGTCGAACTTGTCGAACGCTGCTTGCCAGCGGCTCATGTCAGTTGCTCCAGCAGTGCATTGCGACACCGCCCTGGTTGTTATCGGTTGCGGCCACGGTGCATTTGTGGCCCTCGGGGGACACCATGTCGAACAGCCGCACGTCCGTGGACCCGTAGGCCACATGCTGTCCATCGTTGCGCACGGTGTTCGGCCCCGTCATCGACGGCTGACCATCCCGGCTGCTGCACCCCCCGAGGAGGGTGACCAGCATGAGTGCTGCGATCAGGGGTTTCATGTCAGGCCTCGAAACGGTTCTTGAGAATCACGTACAGCGCAAGCTGCTGCGCCTTGTTCAGTTCGACCACGTCTGCACCATCGAACTCGTCCTGGACCAGGTACAGCGCGGGGTCGCCCACGTACTTCACGATCTCGAGGGACTCGTCTGCGTACAGGTGGGTTAGTTCGTCGACGGAAAATTGTTCAAAAGCCATATGCTTCCTCTGCGGTTTCTTCGGGGGCGAAGGCCTCCGTATCGAAGAGGAGACCTGTCGCGGTGTCGTATCCCAGGGGCAGGGTCTTACCCGTTGCCTGGCCGGTGTTGCGATCCTTGATGACGCGGAACGTGGTGATGCGACTCTCCTCGTCCTCGCCTTGCGTGTTGCGCTCCAGGCCGAACATGAAGTGCGACCACATCCCGATGGCGTTGGAGCCACGGAACTGCGTCTGCTTCACACGGCCACCTTCCTCATGCGGCGGGCCGTCCTTGGGCCGCGTCAAGTGGGAGATGAAGTGGAGGTAAATCTTCAGCTCGAGTGCGAGTGCCGCAAGCTCGGCCATGATCTGGTCCAGGCCGCGCCGCTCGTCCTCTACGTTGGCCGCGAGGGCCGTCAGGTGATCCAGGTAGATCGACTTGCAGCCGAGGCCGTGGACCATGTAGCGGATCTTCGCCTTGACCACTTCCCAGTCGGCAGCGCCGAACGAGTCATAGAGGTGCAGGCGGTCACCCTCCGAGATAACCTCGAGAGCGGCCCTACGTTCCTCCACAGTGGCCTTGCGGGGTACGTGGAGCACCTTACCCACTGCCTTGCCTGCGATCCGCCTGGCGGTCTCTTTAATGGGCTGCTCGAGGTAGATCACGCCGACGTTCAGCTTCAGCTTCAGGAGGTCGAATGCGATCCCCTGGGTGAACCAGTCCGTCTTGCCGATCCCCGTGCCTGCGCCGAACGCATAGCACTCGCCCTCGCGGCGACCATAGGTCAGCTTCGTGAGCCGGTCGTCCCACCACGGGGCACCATCGGGGATGTCCTCAGCCGCATCCGCAGCCACTTCGCTGATCGACTTGATACCGTCGGGCCTGCAGGGCTTCGCATTCCAGATCGCCTGGATGATGTCCTGCGCCCGTCCTGCCTTCAGGCAGTCGTTCGGGTCCTTCATCGGCAGGGTGGCGATCTTGGCCACACCTGGTCCGAACATCTCGGCAACTTCCTTCGCTGCCTTCTGGCCCGGTTCGTCCATGTCGAACATCAGGATGATCTCTTCGAACTGCTGGAAGAAGTCCATCTGACGTGCGATGTCCCGCTTGGCCCCACTGGCACCGTTAGGAACGCTAACGACCGGCCACTTGTTGCCTTGTACCTGCGAGACGGACATTGCGTCGATCTCGCCTTCACAGCAGACCAGCTTCTTGCCCTTGGACCAGAGATTCTGGCCAAACATCGGGGGGTGCTTAGTGTCCCCCACGAACTTGAAGTCCTTGTCCTTGCCGCGTGCCTTGAAGGCCACGACTTGCCCGTCCTTGTAGTACGGGTACATGTGGACGGTAGCGCCACTGTTGAGCTTGCCCACACGTACACCGAACAGGCGGCACGTCTCTTCGCTGATCTGCCTTGCCGACAGACCGGTGACTTCCGCCTCGCGGTATTCGTTGAGATTCTCTGACACTTTCTTCCGTCCTAAGTTGATTGTTTCGCCGTCCCCGCGCTCGAAGTGGCCACACGAAAAGCAGTGGGTGTGTCCATCGGAGTACAGAGCATTTGCATCGCTCGAGCCGCACTCGTCGCACGGCCCCTTGCGGATCAGTGTGGATTCTTCGTGGTTCATCGGGTCTTCTTTTTGCGGGTCTGCAGCGCCTGCGGGTTCTTGGCATACCACCAGTGCCGCGCTGCGCCGATAACGATGGAGGGGTACTGGATGGCGTACCCTGTGCCTGCCTCGAGGTCCTCCCGAGACGTCAGGTGTTTGTGGCGGTGGTCAACTTCGTCCCACCGGTCGAGCAGTTCCTTGCAGAGCGCATCGAACTCAGAGTCCGTGAGCACGCTCCGGCCTTCCACGTAGTACAGGTAGGAGGACAGCAGGTACTGCACGAACTTCTGGTTGATGGTCATCAGTCGAGGACCGTCGGGTTGTCACGAACGAAGTCGTAGGCGTCCTTGGACTGCTTCAGACCGAAGCTGGTACGCTCGCGGAAATTCTTGATCCACGCCACCGCGTTGGTCCCGAGGCAACCAGGGACGCCGACCGCTAGGTTGGTATCGCGAATGTCCGAGTGGAACACCCACCCGCCGACCGTCTGGCGGAGTTCGCTCATGAGTTCGGAGTGGGTCTTCACGTCGACCTCGGGGGACACCGGGGCCGTGTTGATGTCGAACAGCTTGTTGAAGATGGTTTCAGCAGCCGCGTCGCCATGTTCCTGCGCCACGGTCGTCACGGCCAGTAGGAATGCTCGGTTGTACTTCATGATCTCTCTCGCTTGTTGGGGGTGTTCGGGGTGCAGCAGGGCTTACCAGGGTGTGTGGATACCTGCTTCGTCGAGTTCGTCTTCGAGTTCCCAGAGGACCTGAGCTTCGAAGACCGACAGGTTGAGTGCGGTGCGCACTTCCGGCTTGTACGTGTCGAGCAGGATCCCCCGCAGGACGACCGCGGTGTCCAGGGGCATCGTGGCTTTCACGTTGCCGTTCTTGGTGTGTTTGACTTTCATCACAG